CATCCACCCCAACTGCCTGCACAGTCTCCGCCCGTGGACACCGGCAGGACGCACGCCGGAAGAACTTGAGCGTATCAGGCGCTTTTCCAGCCCCAAGACGAACCCCTACAGCCGCGACCCGCGCACCGAAGCGCAGATCAAAGCCTACCGCGACAAAGAACAGGGCCGTGCCAAGTGGCTTGCTCAGTACCGGCAGTGGGAACGCTACCGCACCGCCCTGGGCGACGAGGTACCCAAGACCTTTGCCACCTTCCAGCGGCACAAGCTGGCCGGGGATGAAAAATATCAGGGCTGGGTGAGCGCTTACCGTGACCGCCAAACCTGAAACGAACACGATGCAGACAGCACCGTGTTTTTTTATACCCATTTTTCGGAGGTGATGCCCCTTGATTGCCTATTACGGCAGTAAAATCAGCGAACACATGACCAAGACCCCGGAGGGCTTCCTCATCTGCCATGACGTGCCCATTGCGCGCATCGGTCAGCAGGAATACTTTGCCGGGGAACTGGGCCTTGACGGCGATCCTGACCGCCTTGTGCAGGTGCAGCGCCGCCCTGAAGATGTGTTCGACCCGGCAGCAGTTGCCAGTTTCGAGGGTAAGGATGTAACCCAGAATCATCCTCCTGAACGCCTGATGCCGGAAAATCACGCCCTTTACGCCAAGGGCCACGCAGAGAATGTTCACCGGGAGGGCGATTATCTTGTCGCTGACCTTCACCTGAAGGATCCCGGCCTGATCTCTGATGTGGAAAACGGCGTGACGCGGGAGGTGTCCTGCGGCTACCGGTGCTGCTACACGCCGGATGGCACGGGATACCGCCAGACTAATATCCGAGGAAACCATGTTGCGATCGTGCCCAGAGGGCGCGCAGGGCATCTGGTTGCCATTCAGGACAGTGCCGCCGCACCGGCGGAGAAAGGAACTGCAATGAACGAATCCGAAAAGAACCCCGCCGCTGTTGTGACTGCCGCGCCGGAAGCCGCACCCGCATCTGCGCCGGAAGCTGAACCCGCAAAAGACGCACAGCCCCCTGTGGCCGAAACTGCCCCCGCAGAGGACAGTGTCCCGCCTGCACCGGCAGAAAAGCCCGCAGGCAACAGTATTGATGCCAAGCTGGATGCTATCCTGAACGCCGTGACCACGCTGGTAAAGGCGCTGTCGCAGAAGGCACAGGAGCCTGTACAGCCGCCCGCCGACGCTGACCCCGGCAAGGATGACGGCGTGGACGGCCTGCTGGCAGGCATCACCAAGGCCGCACAGGACAGCGCAGCACAGGCTGCCCACCGTTCCGGCCGCACCAGCTACGAAGCAGTCTGTGAAGAATCGCAGGCCGCGTATGACGCATTCAACCCGCACAAGCATAAGGAGGCTTGATCGTATGGCACTTTCTCAGCTCAACCCGCAGATCATCGGCGCGGAGATGGAGCACGGCTTTGCCGGTTCCTACGCACGCCAGCCCGACATGATCGTTGTAACTCGCCCTGTGGGCGAAAAAGAGCCCCTGCCCTTCGGCATGGCTCTGATGTATGATGCAAATGGTGCCGTTGTCCTGATGCAGGGCTCCGGCGTTACCGCAGACAGGTTTGCGGGCGTTGCAGGCCGCGAGATGCGCTCTGCCCTGTCTTACACTGACCAGAACACCGGCGCATACACCACCGGCGATGCTGGCAGCGTGTTCCAGCGCGGCAGCATCAACGTGCTGTGCCAGAAGGGCACCCCGAAGCGCGGCGGCGCAGTGTACGTGCGCATCATCAAGAACACTTCGCTCCCCAATGCTGTCGTGGGCGGCTTTGAGGCCGAGGCAGACAGCACCAGCGCCAACACCGTAAAGCTGACCGGTTGCCAGTGGGGCGGCTCTGCAGACGCAAACGGCGTGGCCGAGCTGGTCATTCTCACCCGTCAGAACGTGTAACAGGAGGAACAGAATATGGCAGATTTCCAGAATGTCGGCAATTTCGATGCCGGTGTGTTTACCCCGAAGCTGGGCGGTGTTGCGCCGTCCGGCTCTTCTTTTACCATGGACGCAGCAGGCATTGCGTCTGGTGGCGCATTCCTGACCAGTGAGCTGGAAAAGCGTGACCCGCTGATCCGCAAGCCCCTCACCAGCGTCACCTATGCCCGCGATATCCCCATCCAGACCGGCGGCGGCTGGGTGGACTACGTCACCGCCATGAACGTGGCCTACGGCATCACCGGCGGCTCCGGCTCCGGTGCTGTGGGTGCAGGCGGTGCCAACGGCACGCCCATCATTCAGGCCAACGTTGCCAAGGGCGCATACAAGGCGCACCTGTTCAGCGCGGCTCTGCGCGTGAACTTCGTGGACATGCAGCGCTCCAACCTCATCGGCCGCAGCCTTGATCAGCTGCTGCAGGACGGCATCCGCCTGACCTACGACAAGCACATGGATGCCAACGTCTACACCGGCTTCGAGGACTACGGCACCACCGGCCTGATGAACAACCC